TGCGGTTCTAGCGATGGATTGGCTGTAAATGATGACGGATGGTCGCATTGTTTTGTCTGTGACGCACGTACAGCCCCTCAGACAGACGATTACACCACAACCCATAGGGAGGTACAGGTGGAAGCAAAACAACTGGATACAATCCACGAGATTTATCTGACGATTATTGAACGTGGTATTAGTAGTGACACGGCTCGTGCATACAAGTGTGCAAAAGAAGGGCAGATGTATCACTTTAATTACACCAATGATCGTGGTGACATCATTGCATACAAGACCCGAACAGCGGACAAGAACTTCCGTATCAATGGGGACTGGAAACATGCGGGATTGTACGGTCAACATCTCTTCAGCAAAGGGGGCAAGTACGTCACCGTTGTCGAGGGTGAGTTTGATGCGATGGCGGCATACCAGATGCTTGGATCTAAGTATCCTGTTGTGTCTATTCGCAATGGTGCATCAAGTGCAATCAAGGATATCCAACAGCACTATGAGTGGTTAGATTCTTTTGACAATGTGGTGATCTGCTTTGATGCAGATGAAGCAGGTCAGAAAGCGGCATCTCAAGTTGCGGAAATGTTTGGATCAAAAGCTAAAGTCTTTAAGCACCTCGACGGTATGAAGGATGCTTGTGATTATCTTCAGCAGAAGCGCATGAAGGAGTTTAGTGACAAGTGGTGGGCCTCTGAACAGCATGTACCTGACGGGATTATTGTCGGTAGTAGTTTGTACGATGAGGTAATGAAGCCCTTATCTCCTGCGGATTGTGACTACCCATTTGCGGGTGTAAATGATCTAACTTATGGTATACGCAAAGGAGAACTGGTTACTATCACAGCAGGCTCCGGTCTTGGTAAGTCTCAGTTTGTGCGTGAGATTGTGTGGCATGTACTCAACAAGACTGAAGACTCTATGGGCTTGATGTTCTTAGAAGAATCTGTACGCAAGACAGGTTTATCACTCATGTCACTGGCGGCTAACACACCAATGCATCTACCGGATTGTGACATCACACCAGAGGATAAGAAGGATGCTTTCACTCGCACACTTGGAACGGATCGTATATATCTGTTCGATCATTTTGGTAGCACAAGCGTTGATAACATTATCAATCGAGTGCGCTACTTGGCTAAAGGTCTTGGATGTGACTATATCTTCCTCGATCACATTAGTATTGTTGTATCTGCTCAAGCGAGTGGGGACGAGCGAAAGGCTATTGATGAGATCATGACCAAGTTGCGTATGCTTGTGCAAGAGACAGGTATTGCTTTGATAGTAGTGTCACACCTTAAGCGTCCTGATTCCAAGGGGCATGAAGAAGGTGCGGCTACATCACTTGCGCAGTTACGTGGATCTGGTGCTATCGCTCAGTTATCTGACATGGTGATTGGCCTTGAACGTAATGGACAGGCTGAAGATATTAAGGAGAGAAACACTACTCGCGTAAGAGTGCTGAAGAACAGATTCAGCGGTACGACTGGGCCTGCCTGTAGCTTGCTTTATAATCACAACACAGGTAGAATGACTGAGGTTGATGAAGAGGAGTTGTAATGAAGGTATTGGTACTCGACATTGAGACCAACCTAGCACACGATACGATATGGTGTTGCGCTTGTAACTACGATGGTGATGTGACTGTGTACAGAACTGCTGATGGATTGCAGTCACTAATTGATAAATCAGATGTTGTTGTTGGGCATAACATTATTGGGTTTGACGGGCCAGTGTTGTCACGGGTTTGGGGAGTCAAGATTCCCCTCTCCAAAGTTCGTGATACACTGGTGATGTCAAGGCTGTGTAATCCACAACTGGAGGGTGGACATAGCCTACGTGCATGGGGAGAACGTCTTGGTAATTACAAAGATGACTTCACGGATTTTGATGGCGGCTTTACTCCAGAGATGGAGAAGTATTGTAGACAAGATGTTCATGTAACATGTCAATTGTATAAGCAACTAACCGCAGAGCTTAAGCCTTTTGGAGAGTCTGTAAATCTGGAGCATCGTGTTGCGTTCATCATGAAGAAGCAGGAAGACAATGGTTTTAAACTCAATGAGAAAGACGCTATCTCTTTATTGGCTCAACTTAAAGATCGAATGGCTTATATTACTGACCACTTGCAAAATATATTTCCTCCGATTGTGGAAGAGCGTTGGTCAGAGAAGACAGGCAAACAACTTAAAGACAGGGTTACCGTATTCAATGTGGGGTCAAGACAACAGATCGCACAGCGTCTGCAGGAACGTGGCGTTAAGTTTACTAAGACGACTGAGAAAGGCACTATCATAGTTGATGAGGGTACACTGAAAGCTATTGACTTACCTGAAGCACAACTGATCGCTGAGTACCTGATGATACAGAAACGTGTAGGGTTACTTGAGTCATGGATTGATAACGTCAAGGACGATGGTAGGGTGCATGGTAGGGTGATAACCAATGGTGCTGTGACTGGACGTATGACGCACCAGAAGCCCAACATGGGTCAGATACCTAGTGTCAACAGTGAGTATGGACCTGAGTGTCGTGGTCTGTGGACTGTCGATGATGGTAATGTACTGTGCGGTACGGACCTTTCGGGGATCGAGTTGAGATGTTTATCGCATTACATGCAAGATCCAGAGTGGCAGGAGGAATTATTGAATGGAGATATCCATCAGAAGAACGCAGATGCCGCAGGCATTACGAGACCGCAGGCTAAGACTCTCATCTATGCAACCCTTTACGGCGCGGGAGCCGCAAAGATTGGTAGTATTGTCGGGGGAGGTGCGCGTGAAGGGCAAGAGGTCTTGTCGCGCTTTTATGCTAACACCCCTGCATTATCAAGGCTTATGGAAAAAGTTAAGAAAGTGGCGAGCAAAGGGTACGTACCTGGGTTGGATGGTAGAAGAATCATTGTTAGATCTGAGCATGCCGCACTCAACAGCCTCCTTCAAGGTTGTGGGGCTATCATTGCAAAGCAGTGGTGTATTGAAGCACACAAACAATTCAAGCGATTTCGCTTACCTGTGCGGCAAGTTGCATTTGTACATGATGAAATTCAAATTGAAACAGAGGAGAAGTATGGTGAGAAGGTTGCACAAATCATGTGCGATTCGGCCTCACAAGCCGGGATTACCTTGGGCTTCAGATGTCCAGTAGATGCTGAAGCAAAGATTGGTAACAATTGGTTTGACACACACTGAACTTGTGTGTTATAATATATGTTCAATTACTTCCTGTAGGAGAAAAGTATGAGCGAAGTATTTAAATTAGAGTCTGTTGAGTTGATGTGGCAGTTCCTTTACGAGCGCAACAAACTTAGCAACAAGTTCCAAGTTGACTTGGTTAATCTGTCTGGCGATCAGGTAGAGGCAATTGAGAAGACTGGTGTCAGTGTACGTCAGGATGCAAACAAGCCAGAGAAAGGTTTCTTTGTTACCTGTAAGTCAACTAACTATGAGATCACACCTTATGATTCTAATGGTGAAGTGATTGGGCGTGACATTAAAGTTGGCAATGGATCTAAAGCTAACATTATGGTTAAGCCTTATTCTTGGAAGTCCCCTACTGGGCAGTCTGGTATGTCTCTGGGTATTGCCAAGTTAGTTGTGACAGATCTAAATGCGTATGTCCCTGAAGAGGTTGTTGAGGAAGACGACACACTGTGATCGCTTTGATTGATGGTGATATCCTCTGTTACCGCATAGGATTTGCAACACAAGAGGAGTCTGAGGATGTGGCTATCAGGACGATGGCCTCGTTCTTGGAAGACATGCTGATGTTTGATATTGATTGCTCAGAATGGAGAACATATTTAACAGGCAGTTCAAACTATCGGCATGACTACGCCATCACTGCACCTTACAAGGGCAACCGCAAGGGAGAGAAACCAATACATCATGGTCTCTTGCGGGAGTACCTTCAATACTCATGGAACGGTGATGTGTACGAAGGGATCGAAGCTGACGATGCAATTGCTATTGAGGCAACCAAGTTCGGTGACGATTCCATCATCGTCTCCTTGGATAAAGACTTTGATCAAGTGCAAGGATGGCACTATAACTTTGTTAAGAAGGAGAAGTATTACATCACCGCAGAGCAGGGATTGCTCAACTTTTATATGCAGTTTCTTGTTGGTGACCGCATTGATAACATCATAGGTGTCAAAGGTATTGGCCCTAAGAAAGCGTACAAATTACTCAATGGATTGAGTGAAAAAGAAATGTTCGATGTTTGTGTTGAACAGTTAGACAGCTACGAACGTGCTGTTGAGAATGGAATCCTTTTGTATTTACAAAGAAAAGAGAATGAGTTATGGAGTCCACCAAGTGAAAACGCAGTCAGCGAAAGCGAAAGGGCGTAAGCTACAACAGTGGACTCGTGATCGAGTTCTTGAAACATATCCACACTTGGAGGAGGATGATGTCAGAAGCACAAGTATGGGTGCTAGTGGCAGTGATCTTCAACTTAGTCCTCTGGCTCGTAAGTCTTTTTCATTCGACGTTGAGTGTAAAAGTCTTGCGAGAGTTGGAGTCTATCGTTACATTGACCAGTGCAACAATCGAGGTGATACAGAGCCACTTGTCATTGTTAAAGAAAACAGAAGAAGACCACTTGCAGTCGTTGACGCAGAGTACTTCTTTGAGCTACTGAGGAATCAGAAATGAAACATATGGTCATACCTGACACGCAAGTGAAGCCGGGGCATCCGACAGATCATTTGCGTTGGGCAGGAGAATATGCCGTTGAGAAAAAGCCTGATGTGATTGTACATATTGGTGATCACTTTGACTTACCAAGCTTGTCTACTTATGATGTTGGTAAGAAGTCTTTTGAAGGGCGGAGATATATTAACGATATCAATTCAGGTATCGAAGCAATGCAAGAGTTTCTTGCACCGATTGAGAAAGAACAGAAGAGACTAGCCCGCAACAAACACAAGCAGTGGACTCCTCGTTTAGTGTTTACATTAGGCAATCATGAGTATCGTATCGCTCGTGCGATCAACGCAGACCCTAAACTAGAGGGACTGATGTCGTTCGATGATTTGTACTTGACAGAAATGGGATGGGAGGTCTATGATTTCTTACAACCTGTGGTTATTGATGGTGTCTGTTACAGCCATTATTTTGTTAGTGGTGTTATGGGAAGACCAGTGAGTTCTTCTAATGCGCTGATCAATAAGCAACACATGAGTTGTGTGATGGGTCACGTACAGGATCGTAGCATCTCTTACGCTCGTCGCGCTGATGGTAAGCGTATTACTGGTTTGTTTGCAGGTATCTATTATCAACATGATGAAGAGTATCTGAACCCGCAGACTAACGGATCATGGTCTGGTATCTGGATGTTGCATGAAGTACAGGACGGAACATTCGATGAGATGCCTGTGTCAATCAACTACTTGAGGGAGAGGTATGCCTGATCTAACTTCTATGGCTAATGAATATCAACTAGGAGGTAATCACTATACCAACAAAGACATCCAACCTTGGGAAGCTATGGAAGCATGGATGACTGAGGAACAGTTCAAAGGATTCTTGTTGGGTAATGTAATCAAGTACATAGCTCGCTTTCAAGACAAAGGTGGTGTACTAGATTTACAAAAGTGCAAACATTATCTTGACAAACTAATTGAAGTATGGTAAAATAGATGTTTACGCTTGAAGATATTAAAGATAAGCTCAAGCAGTTGGATGAGGTAACTCTGATGGAGACGTTAGAGATTACCTCAGAAGACTTAGTTGAAAGATTCGTAGACCGGATCGAACAAAAACAAGAGACACTGGAGATAGACTTAGATGACTCAACACCTTGGGATAACGATTGATTATGAAAGAGACAATCGCCTTAGTGATCAAGCAAGCACGCTCATGCGTGACTACTATATGCTTGAGAATGAGGAGTCTCCTCAGCAGGCTTTCGCTCGTGCGGCAGTGGCCTACTGTTATGGGGATCTGGATTTGGCACAACGTATTTATGACTATGCCTCAAAGGGTTGGTTTATGTTTGCGTCACCTGTCCTCAGTAATGCCCCAGAACCGAATGGAAAGATTGGTGGGTTGCCTATTAGCTGTTTCCTTACTTACGTGGGGGACAATCTTGATAGCCTTATTGAACATAATGGGGAGGTAGCATGGCTTTCCGTAAAGGGCGGAGGTGTGGGTGGGCATTGGTCAGACGTGAGAGGAGTGAGCAACAAAGCTCCGGGACCG